TCTTCTTCACCCTCTTCACCTTCTATGGGTTCTTCTTCTACCTCTGCCTCTTCACCATCATTAAATAAAGCATCTGTTATTTCTTGCTTTCTGGTTTCTAAAGCATCAGCAGTTTTTCCAGCTAACATTCCTTGTAACTGTTCTCTCGCAGCTGAAGCTTCGCCGCCTACCACTTTGTCAATAAAATCATCTAAATCAGGCATCTCTATCTCCTATGATATACTTTAGTTTATTCATTTTCTATTTAGTACGGCTCTATCAGATTCTTTTATAAACTGTAATATACCTTCAGTATTCAAACCTCTAGCTGTATCTAAATTATCTGCATTGTTGGGTGATGGGCCAGACCCGTTTGGTGGCTGTGGTGATTGTGCCTGGATCCCATCTTGATCTACTTCAGGTTGCTGAATAATAGCACCTTCTTTTTTCATTTGTTTATCCATCTTCATTATTTCTTCATCAGATAATTGTAAAACATTTTTTCTTACCCACTCTGTTGAATAATAACGACCAATATATGGATCAACTGTACCTAATAAGTTAAGTCTTTCACGAAGAAGCTCTGCTTCTCGCATTTCAGAAAAGTTATTATCTTTCTTAAAGTCATAGTAAATATCTTCTCTTGCAATATCCCACTCTTCTGTACTCATTATACCTTTAAGTGATAATTGTACCCTTAAAGCATGGTCAAAAGTTTGTGCAAATTTATTGCGTAGTCTTATAATAAATTTATTAAACTTAACTTCATCTCTTGTAACTTCTGAAACTCTACCTAAACCAATCATACCACCTGATTGTGGCTCTAAACGTGAGATTGGTACGTTTAGAGATTGTAAAAGTTTCTTTTGAAAATACTTAACATCTTCCAACTCACCTAAGTTTTGGCCAGCTGGTAGTGTTGTAATCTCTGTTCCTTTACCACCTTCTCTACGAGGTAACCAAAAGTCCTCTAACATTGACTTATGTTTACGATCATCTCTAAGCTCACCAGTTGAAGCATCATAAACCATTTTGTTACGATACTTAATCATTACATCACGCAAGTATTGTTCTGCTTTACCTTTTGGTAAGTTACCTACATCAATGTAAAATATTCTTCTTTCTGGTGCCCTTGATATACGATATATTACAATCGCATCTTCTATCATTCTTAAATTATTTAAAGGCTTAATCGCCTTATGTAAATAAGAAATAACAAATGTATTTCTCGCATCCATCATACCTGATGTACAGTATATGATTGAATCTGTAGCTATACGCAAACCACTATTCATATTTGCTGTATATGTTTGTGTTGTTGTACCCTTATCATTGTAGACATAATATTCACCGATTGATTTGATAACCATTGCACCGGTTTTAGGATCACGGTCTTTCTTTATTTCACGGACTTTTCTTATTTTTCTAGGGTCAATATATCTTAATTCTTTGATACCCTCTTTTGGTTTTTTATCATTAACTACAATATGAAAGTATAATCTACCATCTATATACCATCTCTTAAACAAATCATCAGCCAAGTTACCATAGTTTAACATATGTTTTATATTGTTAAACTCCTCCATGATTCTTTTCTTAATGGTTTCAGGTTGTTTTAAGTTATCAACATTAATATCTACTGATTTACCATCAATATCATGTGTTATAGACTCATTGACTATATCATCAATAGCTCCATCTAACTCAGGGTGATTTGCCATCTCACGGTATCGTGTAATTAGTTCTAATTCATTGCGAACAGAACCCTCTAAGTCTACATATGTACCGTAATAAGCATTGTTCTGTACTGTAACAGCACCATCGTCCATTGCCTCATTAGGTAAAGCAAAAGAGGCCTGTTCAGAAGGTTGCTCTTTTGCTTGATCTTTTCTGCCTAGAGTAAATCCAAATAATTTTATCGCCATATATCCATCCTATATTTTGGGGTAGCTAAAAAGCCCCCTCTTAAATAACACCAGTTTCTTCGGCTTCCCACCATTGATATGAAAATGTTACAGTAAACTCCTCAATCGTATCATTTGATCCCCACTCTAATTCAATAGGTGAAAGATCCGTTGGGTAAAGACCGATAAATTTGTATTTTTTAAGTTCATCCCCACTTTTTGCAAATTGTTTTACATCACCATCAACTGTATAACCTAATGGTGTTAAAGCAGCTGGATTTCTGACATTCAAACTATGAGAGTTGATACCATTCATCCATCTTTCCATTGCATTTCTGATGATAAAATCTTCATCATTAATTACTGTTATTGTCCAATCGGCAAATATTCTATTTCCTGCAAATTTTAATTCACGACCAAAGTATGTAACTGGTACAACACCGAGTGAAGCACCAGGAATCTGAGCGCCTCTAGCCATGAAAGTTGTTTTTGCTTGTGCATTGCCTGGAGCGGCAAAGCCTGGAAAAGGTAAGCCGACCTCAAACAGATTTGGGCGGGCGCCATCGCCCACCATCTGTGTTCTAAATTCGTTTACGTTAAAGGCCATTTATTTTCTCCTGTGTTATCCTTTATTTAGAAGCGTCCTACAATCTCGTCAAATGAAACTCCCGTTCTTACTGCAACGAAATTGAGTTGTATAAAGTTAATAGACCTTGCAGGTTTAATGTAAATATCACCTACAAACTCGTTACGATCTATGACTTCACCAGTATTATTTGATTCATCACAAACAACTCTGAAGTCTGTTATACCACGGCGCCCTTGTATATCTCTCAAGAATGGTTCTACGAGAGCAACAAATTGTGAACGTGTGAATTGATCGTTAAATTCAAAGAGTGAGAATCTTGCAGCTCTTGATATTGCCTTTTCTAACAAGATAAACAATCTACGAACATTAATTCTATCAAACGCTGAAGGTTTAGATTGTAATGTTTTATCTCCAAACAATACTGTGCCTTCACCTTGGAATGTAACCACAGGGTTAATACCATTACTGTAAAGATCATCTCTATCTGCTTTTGATGGGTTATAACCAAGTTTAACTACATTCTTGATAATACCACGATTCAAACCAGCAGGTGAGAAAAATGGATCTCTTTCAAGGTCTGTTCTTACACATAGACCTGCCATATCACCATTTAATGGTACATATCTGAATACATCATTGTATTTGTCATACTGATATTTGTATCCAGAATCCATAAAGGCAAATGATGTTGATGTGAGTGTGTTACGATATGCAATTATATCAGTAGCTTCACTACCAGCGTTATTTAAAGCATCTGATCTTTCAGGTGATAAGAATACCATACAATCTTTACGAGTTAATGCAATATTATCTATTGCATAAGCACTAACAGTAGTAACTGCTGGGCCTGTTACAATTAGATTAATGTCAACTGCGGCTGGATCTGCAAATTTATCGAAAGCAGTTACAACATTAGCGGTTGTAACAGCGCCATTAGCACCTTGTACCATTGATGCACTAAACGGTGTATCTAGATTTGTAAATATTGATGTAGCAGTAGTGGTTGTACCCCAATTAGCTTCACCATTTTGATGTGCTTGCCACCAAACATATTCAGACTGATCGTTAACTACATTCTTGTAAAAATTTGTTGCACCTTCTGAATTAAGAGCATCAGTAGCCTTAGAAACAGCAACAAACTTTTCTAAAAATGTATTTGCTGTACCTGTAAACTCTGCATCTTCATCAAGAACTGCAACGTGTAATTCATCACCTGTAGCATTTCTACCATTTGCATAGTCTGAAGTTCCTGGTGCGATCTTGAAATCGTCAGCATATTGCCATTTACGAAGAATGGCTGTGTTGTTTGCGATATTAGCTGCAAATGCTTGAGCAGCTGCAACTGTTATAGTAGTAGCATTTGCGGCCACAACATCTTTATAAGTTGTGCCACCATCTACTGAAACTTTATCGCCCTCTATTACTTTAGGTCCTGTAGGCGTTCCTGTAATATATCCGTTTGCATCTACTTTTTTAACATTGATTACATTTGTAACATCATTAACGATATTCAATGCGTTTGCAGTAACAGAAAAACTTGCAGGTGATTGTGATATATTTTGTGAAAATGCGTTTGTACTTGGGCAAATAGAGATTCTTAATGAATTACCTCTTGCACCTGCCCATTTAGCTGCAAAAGGGCCAACACTATTATTTCCTGAGCTATGATTTAAATCATAATCATCATCATTCTCTATAAGTATTGCTCCACCAACATTTGCAGCTGCATTTAGTGAGCCTGTCGCATGATCTGTATTTACTGCTCTTACAACTTTTAAATTATTTCCATATGCTAAGAAGTTTGCCGCTGAAAACCAGTATTCGTAGTTTCCATCGTCAGGGTTCCCAAATCTTTCCTGCAATATTACTTCATTCGATATAGTAAAAACCTCATTTGCAGGTCCCCAAGCAAACTGTCCAGCGGTAGCGCCAATGGAAGTGGCAACTGAAGGAACAATTGTAGTGAGATCAATCTCAGATACGTTTACTCCTGGTGATAGCTGAAATGCCATGGATTTCTCCTCTTTAGACTAGACAATTAAAAAAATGATTTCGATTTATTCTCTATTTAGTGTTTTTACAATCTTGTGTTAAACTGACCACTTTTTGTCCAAACATCACCACTATCAACTGTTACTTCTTCTTGTAACCCATCATCAATTATACCAACTGGAGTCAAACTTTCTTCTATTAATAGACTTTGTTCTTTCAATAAGATTGAACGAACATCAACATTTGTACTATCTTTAAAATAAGATTGTGC